GGATCTCTTTCGTGGTTGTCTTCTACTTCATCGGATATGCCTGAGTTGGCGATGGGATCGGAGACGTGAACTGCTGGATCTTCATCTTTCTCGTGTCGTTCTCCGATGTTTTCATTTCCGTTGATGTAGTTTTGTATTTGTTCTGCGTATTTCATTGGTGTGTGGTTTTTCTATTTGTTGTTTTGTTGTTCTAGTTGGAATATCCCTACGACTGAATTGCTGGTGGTAGTCGTTAGCAGTACTGCTCTACCAGTCAGTACATCGTCTCGTAGTGATTCCCAGAAGAGTTTGTCATTTAGTGCCGGGTGATCTTTGGGTGATGTGTCTACTAATCTTTTTAGTAGATCTACCCTGTCGGCTTCTTGTGTATCTGCACCTTCAAGTAATGGATGCAGTTGGTTTATTAGGTTCATGATGGTGTGTTGTAGTTACTTAGGTTTTTGTCAGGAGTTTCGCTTAGTTTGCGGTAGTGATCAGACCAATGTCCGAGCTTGTATCGGATTAGTTCGTATGTGTAGTCATCTCGGTTGTTTGCTTCATGCAGTTCTCGTGTGAATTTTTCACATTCGAGTTTGTCTTTGAAGAACGGTGTTTTAATGAGCTCATCGTATGTCTCCAGTAGTCCGTAGTATCCGTGGTATTCCGGTCGATCGTCTAGATCTTCATTAGGTATGAATGTAGGTTTCATGATGGTGTGTGGTTAATGGTTATAGCTTCGATTCTGTTGACAAGCGATTGAGCGGATTCCAAGGTGTTGATTTTTTGACCGTTTGTGAATCCAACTACAACCGCTTCTACAGTCTCTTTATCTGCTGATCCGATTAAATGAACTTGTTCTGGATTGATCCATACTTCGGTTTCTGTGTTGTCGTCGTTAAGTTTGAGTAGGTTTACTAGTTTCATGATGGTGTGTGGTTGGTTATTCAGCGTTCCAGCCGATTATGCAGAGTTTTAGCTTTACTGTTTCTTTGGCATAGTCTTCTCGCATGAATAGTTCGCATAGCTCTTCGAAGTCTAAGTTGCTTTCGAAGTCTTCTACGCGCAGTTCGATCCATGCTCCGCCAGGATGCGGGAACCAGTCGTGGTCTCGCAGTTGTTTGAGCTGTTCATTAGTTAGCTCAAAGTTTGCTGATGATAGTTTTGTCATGGTGTGTGGTATTTGATTTTGAATAGAGGTTGTGTTTTTCCTTCAGGAAGTTTGATGTGGTTTGTTGGCATAATGTTGTGGAATTCACATTGCTCTCCGAAGTTTTCCCAGCTGTTTAGTCTATTGGTTTGTTTCTTAAATTCGGGGTCGTTTCGTCTTGCGCAGTGCGATCTGTAGTATCCCTTAGCTTCTGTTAAGATTTTTGCTAAACCTGTAGGTTGCGGTGAGTAGTGAATACACAGTGAGCAATTTTTATTATTCATGATGGTGTGTGGTTAAGCGGTGATAGTGTCGATTATGCAGTCCTCGGGACGAGCGATGCTGTCGCGGGGTTTGCCGGTTAGGTTGGCTACGCTTACATGAAAACGGTAGAAGGGGGTTCCGTCAGATTTGTACAAATCTAATCCTGGACCGTATCTGCCGAAATCACCAAGATTTAGTTGTGTCGAATTAAACATGTGAATACGGGGGTGTATGATGCGTTTAAAGTCGAGAGGGACCCATGCGGACTTCTTGTTTTCTGTTTCGCTTATGTATATCGGAGCGAGTGTGATGTCTCCTATGACGGGTACTACGTCCATGGTATTGAATTTATCGTTTATTTTTTCTACCTCTATGTGTTTGTCTTTTTTTGGAGCTCCAAGACTGATGTGAAAGCTGTCGAGCATGGTGAGGCTGTGACAAGAATGGAGTCTTCTAGAGGTTTTATGATCTGTAGATATTACATAGTTGTCATCAGTAGCACCGCCTGCGTAGAATGTTAGATCGTCGATTTTCTTAACGATCTGCTTGTGAATCACCGAATCGGGATCGATGTCGATGCACATGTAGTTACTTGATTTTATGTTGAGTGATAGCATTGTATTTTTGGTGTGTGGTTGGTTATTCAGGTTGTCCGAGGATTCTGTAGTCTAATCCGTTGTCGTAGTCTGGACTGTATGCTCGTTTGAGTTTGTTTTCTCCGTCTTCGAGTTCGACGATCCATCCGTTTTTGTAGCGTTCGATGAGGATGCCGTCTACTTTGATACTGAAGGCAACTCCGTAGTCGATTTGGCATGGGACGATATCGCCGGGTTTTAAGTTTTCGTTTTCCATTTTATTTAATAGTTGTTGAAGAAGATATCCCAGGTCATGAATCCGAAGACGCATGCCCATGGGATGACAATGATTAGTATGTCGTAGCTCATCTTAGCTGTCCCAAGTTTGTGATAGATCGTCTAAGAGATCGGCGATTGTCGGTTCGGTGCTTTGCATTCTTGCTAGTTCCCATGCTTCTTCGACGCGCATTTTGTATTCGTCGTCGGTAGGTATGCATTCGTCTAGTATGTTTATGTCGGCGTCATCCAGAAGATCCGCCATTGTTCTGTATGGATTATTCATTGTGGTGTGTGGTTAGATTGTTTTGTGTAGATCGAAGTAGTTGTACTCCTTTTTTGGGTACGAGTTTTTCCATTTGCGCGTAGCGTATTCCAGCTGATCCCAGGCTTCTGTTTGCCGTGTTATTTCTTTGAGGAAGTCTTCGTTTTTACCTATGTTGAATGCGATAGGTGTGTAGATATTGGGGTCCGTCATCTCTCGGTCTACATTTCCTTGTTGTTGAAGTTTCCGGAGAAGGCCTCTGTGAATTATGTAGGGTACGCGTGGATGTTCGGTCTCCATGATTGAATCAACGAGTCCGTCCATGTTGTCGTTTGTGACAAGGATCGGGAAGTTGATGTTTAATGCGAAGTCTGCCGGTGTAGGTCCGAATTTACCAAGGTAAGGTATAGGTGTTAGGATTTCGCAGGTTAGTGTGTTTTCACGGAGAGTGTTGAAGGCTTCCATGATTTCTTTGTGTCTTAGGTCCATCTCTTTGTTGCTTAGTTGCAAGTAGTGAGGACAGGTATTGTTTATGAATGATATGTATTTCACTGTGGTGTGTGGTTATGTGGTTAGTCGATAGAGTGGAGTTGGAGTTTTTTGCCCCTTTCCACTGTTAAATTCCCAATTTAACACCCCATATAATGGGGAAACAGAAAGGGGCTTTCTTTACCCCACGCTTTAATGATAGTAGCTAGCGGATGACCGAAGGCTCTTGGCCGTAAATTCGGTTGACGTAGCTCATCTGTTGTATACTTACTTACATCGACCTTAGTAATCCCATATGGTGTGTGGTTATTTTTGTCACTTAGGGGTTGGCTTGCAGGCCGACCCCTTTTTTTATGTTGGAGGTTCCGGGATATGCCTGACCAGCTCTTGCGTAGTCGAGTCGCTGTCTTCGCAACCCTCATCAAGTCTCTTTAATGCATACCTCACTAATTGGGAAAAGCTGAGATCCAAAGTTACCGCCAGCCTAGAGTAGCGCTCCTTCAGTTGACGCTCCATGGTGATTGACGTCTGTACGACCTCGGCTTTTTCGGGCAAGTTATTTATTAGAGAGTTACTCATGTGAACAGGTAAGAACGACATACTTCCTGTTTTGTGCAACTCCTTTTTCACGTTTTAAAGCTATGTTATACGTTGAGCGCACGTTGCATTCGATTGTTAACCGCAGCTTAGTGGGCGATACTGCGAGGTATGCCAGTCAGAAAACGAAAGACTTCGTCAAGGGCTCCGGTTAAGCGGAAGAAGAGAGCTGCCAAGAAGCCTCGCAATTATCGCAGGGAGTATGATAGTTACCATGCCAAACCTAAGCAGAAGAAGCGGAGGGCTCAGCGTAACAGTGCCAGATCGAAAATGGTCAAGGCCGGTAAAGCGAGGAAAGGTGACGGGAAGGATGTCGACCACAAGAACCGGAACACGGCCGATAACCGGTCAAAGAACCTCCGGGTCGTTAGCAAATCGAAGAACCGGAGCTACCCTAGGAAGCGTAAAACCAGGTGAGTGAAACCTCGGAAGACGTTATACACACGCACATCTTGGTCGACTTGGACGATTTATATGTCCTGTGCGTTAAGACGAAAAGCGTTGATGTAGACTGGGTTGCAGCACTTGAGGATGCCGAGGAGGATGGAGAAGCGTAAAAACATCCGATTCTCATTTGACAACCGAGAAACCCTGTGATTATATAATACTTACCTAAACGATTATATGAGAAACACTTACGACATGGTTTATATGGTTTCCACCATGGTTTCTCAAGAAAAACCATATTCATAAGTCGATTATCGACAACAGTTTAGGAAAACCATATGGTTTTATGGTTTTTTTTTGTGAAAACTTTCCCGTGTGGGTATCGTGGATCTCTGGAGCCCCTACTCTCTTCTCTATATATATTATATACTTTCTATAGATAATAACCATAAAACCATATAAGCACCCCCCGCCCACTGATGACCAACGACTTACGAATATGGTTTTATTTCTCGAAACCATAGAGAAACCATATCGAGTACCGAACCCGTTCTCGACCAACGACTTAAAACCATAGACCAAAGGCCGATGGCTGATGACAGGTGTCAAACAGCTAAACAGACGGGTCTCTACGACCCCGTTTCCTGGCGCAGGAGAGCACCCAGAGCGCCTCCCGATATCTTATCAGGGTCCAAGCCCAGTTCTTCAACCTCAGCCCTTAAGCGAGCTTGTTGAAGTTCCTTCTCGGCATGCTGTTTGAAGACGATGTCCATCTTCTCGATCAAGCCTTCCCGGATTATGTCCGACAGGCTGGATTCTTCCATCTCGGCAGCTTGGCATAGCTTGTCGTACATGGTTTTGGGTAGGCGCACCGCGCAGGTGACATCCTTGTGCTCGCGGTCTAGGGACGACCGTCCGCTCTTATTCCGATTCTTCATGGTGTGTATATGTGTGTATTGTGCAGACACGTTATAAAAACGGGGGTTTTTTATAATGTGTGTTTCAACGTTATACACTAGACCGACAAACGCAAACTTTTTTTTTTACATCCGGTGGTGTTGCATTGTTAGTCATTGCATACTCTTTATATGCGAAAGGACACGCAAATCAACATACGTATAGAAACCAGCCTGATGGATCGGCTCAAGAAGCTGGCCGAGGACGACGTCACCACACCCAGTCAGATAGTCCGCAAGGCGCTGACCATATACCTACGGAAGCTCCATGCCGGAGAGTAGAGGAATCATAGCCTTTGATCCGGGCAAGGGCGGCGGTCTTGCGATTTACCGCCCGGGCGGGAAGATTGACCTTCGACCCTGGACCGTTGAGCATGAGCTGTTGGACGTGATCGACAGTCTTGATCCCTCGGGCTACGACGCAGTCGTCGAAGACGTCCCTGCATTCGTATCCGCAGCGACATCCAACGCCTCTTCGTTCAAGCTTGGGTACAATTTCGGATTTATCGTGGGTTGCTGCCGTATGCACGGGCTGCCCACCAACCTGGTCAAGCCCAAGGAATGGCAGAAGGGGTTGAGCGGCCTGAAGCCTAACATGGGGTACACTGCCCGGAAGCGTCAGCTTAAGGACAATGCCGTCCGGCTGTACCCGGACCTCAAGATAACGAACGCAACGGCTGACGCCGTCTTGATCATGCACCACCGGAGGAATCCGAGCTGATGGGAGGCGTGATACTGTGGTTCTGCTTCATGATAGTCGGCATCATAATCCTGGATTGGGTACTGAAGCCGTGAGCGGCGGCGCGATTACCTGGGACGGGTTGGATGATGCGATCATTGGCAAGAGTACCGGTGGGCGGATCGTCTATGATGTCGAGAAGATCCTGAGCGTTTTGATGACCCGGGACGAGATGCCCAGGGAGGATGCCGAGGATTTCTTTTGGTTTAATATAGAATGCGCGCGCGTGGGGGACATGACCCCGGTGCATGTATTCATGGGGGAAGATGATTTTTATGAGCAGTATGATGAGCAACGAGAGTGTGAAAGCGCAGAATGAAACGATCAGCATGACTGATGGAGACGGGAACGAGATCATTGGTTTGATCAAGGTCGTCAAGATCAAGAAGCCTGACATGGACGAGGGCGAGCCCCGTTCGTTCCATTTGGAGCTGGATATGGATGAGGATTTGTGGAACCAGATTGTGTTCTTCGGGTCCGAGGTTTTTAACAACGTCGATCTTTTGCAGGCCGGAATCCGGGGTGCCATCCTGGAGACCATCGCCCGGAAGACCGCTAAATAGACGCATCCTGAAGAAATTTTGACTTTTTCTAAAATAATGTTTGACGTGTGTATAACATTGTGATTCATTAGGGCTTCACAATAAAAAACCCACACCCGCTGCAACGGGTGTCTAAAAACCTAACCACACACCATATGACAGATTCAAATAAACTGAGCCCGGACGCCGAGAAGGCGCTTCGGAAATTGCTTTTGGAGGTTTGGAGCTTCCAAGGAAGGATCGAGGATTCCAGCATGACCACGCAAGACTTCGACGAGCCGTCAAACGAGTTAACCGAGAAGTTTTGTAATATATACACCGATCTTGACGAGGTAGCTTACCGAGGTCTCAAGCTCCTCGGCTTCGACAGCTGGGAAGAGCTCGAGCAATCCGTATGGGCCAAGAAACCCCAAACCTTCGGCGACCTGCTTGACAGCCTGCCCGATCCCGAGCCCTGCGTAGACATGGATCATCAGGAGCCATGCATCGATATGGATCATCAGAAAGGATATAAGTAATGAAAATCTACAGAAACATATATAGCGACGAAGAAAGCAATCACGCCGGGAGCGAATGGTTCTCATCCAAGGCCGAGGCCAATCGGGTCTGGGTAGCGAGACATCGGGCCGGACAGGTAATCGATGGAGATCAGAGCGTACGTGCCGAGACGGTTATCCTGGACACCAAGAAGGTCGGGCTTATCGCCCTGTTGAACAAGGAGTCCACCTACCGGGCATGTAATTGCGAGACTCTTAACTACGAACCTGGAGGCGAAATCTAATGGCTGTGGAAATTACGGATCACGAATCGGACGCCAAAGTGGAGAAAGAGATGGATAACGCCCATCTCATGTTCAAGTCCTTTGACATTCTGATCAAGGAGCTTAGCCCCAAGGTAGAAGGACATCAACTCATAGACGGGTTTCTCACAGTCGGGTTGGATATGCTCAGACATATGTTCGAACACGCCATGCCCGATGCCTCGGAAGAGGAGTTGGGTGAGAAATTCAGAGAGCATGTTCTTAACATGATCGCGCACCTGGAGGACGGACCATGGACTTCCGAGGAGTGACACTTTTGTTTGCGCAGTTTTTTGTGTTATTTGGCTGCGCATCCAAATCCGCCAAGCAACAAGAGGGAGGGGTCTCTACGGCCCCTCCCCATCGGCCGTCGACTCACATCCACGGGCTTGATCCGAAAACCCTTGAGGAATGCCCTTGGCAGAGTCGTACCTACGACCCCGCCTGGGTCAGCTCGAGATCGAAAGAGCTTATGCTCCGTCCGGTCGATTACTTGCACAAGGTCAACAAAGGAGAACTGAAACCATGAGCCAAGCCTACCGAAGACTGGTCTTGCTGGAAGCCTGCATGAAAGGCATCAACACCGAGGTCATCAAGATAACCGAGCGGATACGCAAGATTGAATCGGTTTTGGATAACTGGGAGAAAACCCGAGAACCTATGATATTCACCGAGCCCGACATGGTTCTGCTCTCCAGCGCAAGCGAGGATATGGAGCTTATGCAAAGGCGGGTCGGGGAGCTGAAGAAAGAAAAGGAGATTTTAGAAAATGAAATGCCCGATTTGCACAACTAATTCATACTGTAAGGAAACAAGACATGTCGAAAAACATATCAGACGACGTCGTGAGTGCCCTGCTTGCGGAACACGCTTCACAACTAGGGAGTACTTTCAAGAAGACCTCGCGATCATCGCGGAGGAAACCAAAATGCTCCGGGACTTCTACGAAGCCCACCAAGGCAGACGTCCCGATAGTAAAAAGTGGGCAGGGTCTGACCGAGGACTCCACCGACGCCGACAACCGCTTGAGAGAGTTTATCCAGGGCTTAAGGCCGACCACGCTGCCTGATGGAACCGAGTACTGGTACGAACGGGAAGCCAGCCGAAGGTATACGCTCGAAGAGATTGGTGACATCATGGGGGTTAGCCGGGAGCGGGTTCGCCAGATTGAAGAGGGAGCGCTGCGCAAGATGTGGCGCATGCTCACTATGATGACCAAACGCGAAGGACTTAATACGAATGAGTGGCTTAAAATTGCAACAGACTGTGCCAAAGAAGAAGATACAATCTACTACCCCTCCTGAGCTCTTCGGCTGGCAGAAGGAGCATTGCGACAAGCTAGAGTTCGCATTGCGTAACTTTGGCTATGCGAAGGACGGTAGCGACACGGGTACGGGCAAGACGATCATAGCGTTGACCCTCGCCTACCGCCTCGGACTGACGCCCTTCGTCATATGCCCGAAGTCCGTCGTCCCGTCGTGGAAGGAATGGATGGAAAAATTTGGTTTCTCGGTACCCTTTGCGTTCAACTATGAGGCGATACGCGGGGGGAAAACCGAGTTCTACAAACGAAACAAACAAACTAGACGAAGCGATCTCACACTCAACCCTAAGAAGAGTTTGGTAATTTTCGACGAAGATCACAGGCTGAAAAGTCATAAGTCTGAGAACGCTAAGTTGATGCTGAGTGCCAAACGCAGAGGTATCCCTACCCTGTCGTTAGGCGCGACCAGTTGCACCAACCCGGTCGAAATGCGAGCATTGGGGTATTTGCTCGACATGCACGATGATCGCGGGTGGTGGGGATGGTGTCTCAAAAATGGATGTAAGAAGGGAACGTTCGGCGGTCTTGTATTTCAAGGTTACAAGTCCGTGCTGAAAAGAATCCACGACCACATCTATGGAGACGGCCGGGGGAGCAGGATAAGGATCAAGGACCTGCCCCCCGGTACATTCCCCGATACCATGATAGTCCCCCAAGGCTACAATTTAGGGGCGAACGACGACGTCGATTATATTTACCAAGAGATGGCTGCCGAGCTTAAGGAGCTCGAGGATCTGAAGAACCCGGACGAGGACTTGCCATTGACCATTCAGCTCAGAGCGAGGCAAGAGGTCGAGCTGTTAAAGGTTCCCGTACTCGAGGAGCTTACCCGGGACGCTCACGAAGAAGGTAGCTCCGTCGTAGTATTTGTAAATTTTAGGGCCACACTGGAAGCACTGTTGAAGAGACTGTCTGGGGTAAGCGGTATCTCAATGGTGTACGGAGCACAGGATGAGGGGACGAGATATGCTGAGGTACTTAAGTTCCAAAGCGACAAGAACCGAATCTGCTTATGCATGACACAAGCGGGGGGTACCGGATTGAGTCTGCATGATGAAATAGGCACGTATCCACGTGTGGCCCTAATATCCCCTTCTTTCTCGGCCATAGACCTGAGGCAGGCGCTTGGTCGAGTTCATCGCGCGACAGGCAAGAGCCCGAGCATTCAAAAGATCGTGTTCGCCAGTGATACCGTGGAGATGCGCGTATGCAAGCTAGTGCGATCGAAACTCAACAATTTAGATCTCATCAATGACGATGAGATGAACCCGATAATATGATTACTACACTAACAAACACACAACTCGCCAAGCTCTGGACAGTTTGGTTCGTATTCACGTTCGGCTGGGGCTTCTGGCACGGATACAATCAGGTAGCGATGACGGGGTGGATTAACTGGTCCATCCAGGCAGCCTCCGTGACCCTCACCGTTTGGGTGGTATCCCGTCTATGGAGAGTCGGACCCTGAACTTACGGGGGTCGGTGTTTGAGTGGAATCTAACATCTATAAAAAGCCCCCTCCTTTTTACTATGAAAAACAAAATACTAGCCTTCGTCCTTCGACCATTGACCTTAGTCCGGAGATTTTTAACCAAGCGCAATCCCAGTGTGGAAGCGCCCCCAAAGGATAACGCAACCAAACGACCGTATTTATGACTTGCTTTTGTAATACGCATGTATTACATCATGTAACACCCACACACCTAACAACCACACACCATGAGATTTGAACAAGAACACGACCCCGACCCATTACGCGATAAATACCGAGCTTTTGACGGTATTTCCAACCTACCCGCCGACATCCAGAAATTAGTTGATGTTTCGTATACCAAGATAGAGAGATCAATTGACGAGTACGAGAAAAAGAACCCCGACAAGATAGGGCCTCAAGCCTACATGGCTATCCAGGACGTGCAGATCACGGCTTTGCAGAGGGAGATAAAGAACATACTCAAATCCCTTCTTGATATAGCAACCAAGTTAGATTCCGCTTCAGATGGGGACTCCTGAGCAACATCACGAGCTTGGGCCGAGCACGTTGAAATACGTGGAGATCTGCCCCGGGTACAGGAGTTCCAACGAGACGAACATCTATGCGGAGGAGGGCACCAAGCTTCACCTCGCCGCCGAGACGGGGGATCTGGACGGGTTGGACGAGGAGCAGATCCGAGCCGTGGTCGCATGCTTGGATTACATCAAGCCCCTGGAGGACGAGGCTGACAACATTCACAAAGAGCTGAGGGTCGTGGTTAGATATGGAGACGCTTGAAGGGGTTGTGCGTCAGACAACGGACAGCCCGATAGAGAAATTTGAATTGGAAATGTTAACAAGTGGGAAAAGAGTGGTAGCCTACAAGGTGGTGGATCGAGGCGAGGGAGTGCTCATCGAAACTGAGGAAGGGGGCATCCCGGTGTACATGTTTAAAATGAGCCGAGAGCTTTTGAATCTACTGAGGCGGGACAGTGAGGTGTGGGATGGGTAGAGAAGAAGTATCTCAGAAGATTGTCGAAAAGATTTTTGGAACGGTTGATAGGGTTATTGTCAAGGGTTCGCACGTCGATCTCGTAGACTTCAAGTTCGGGAGGACCGAGGTCGACGATGCGGACATCAATATACAAGGCCAGGCGTATCTACTTGGGGTCATGGATAAATACCCCGATCTTGAAACCGCCACCGTACATTTCATATTGCCCCGGCGGGACGAGGTTCTGACTCACGACTATACTCGAGCTGACATGGAAGACGTAAGGCTTCGGATTGATCTCATAATCAATCGAGCCACGGCTGACGAGCCCGAACGCAAACCGAACACCGAGGGGTGCCGGTATTGCAAGCACAAGCTGAGCTGCCCGGCACTTTCCGACAAACTCCTACCCCTTGCAAAGAAGTACGACAAGGCGGTGGGTGACTTCGAGCTCAAGCTCTGGGGTAGCTACTCTCCCGCTGAGATCGAAGATCCCGACACACTTGCCAAGATGCTCAACGTCGCCCAGGTGGTTGACAGGTGGGCCGAGTCCGCCAAGAAACAAGCACTCAAATTAGCGATTGAGGAAGGGCTTGAGATCCCGGGATACAACCTGCATTTCAGAAACGCCACCCTGAAGATCGAGAGCGGGCAGGATGCTTACGACGCCCTGGAAGATCTTCTAACCCCCGAGGAGTTTATGGATGCTTGCAACGTATCCCTGACCAACCTCGCAAAGAAGTATGCGGAAAAGCTTCCGCGAGGTGAGAAAAAGAATGCACGAGCATTGGTGGAGACACGACTTGAAGAGGCGGGGGCTATCCCTCTCGAGGAAGACCGGGACCGCAGTCCATTCCTACGCAAGTCTCAAAATCTTTAAATATTGTGTATAACATTACACATACAACATAGAACAAACAAAATACAAAATACAAATGAGTAAGAAACCACTAAGTGAAACCGCCAGCGAAGAAACGGCAGTAGCCGAAGCAACCGCTGACATTATCGAAGGATCTCCCGAGACAACCACTCTGCTTGCGGGCGGAGGTATAACGGGCGACTTAGACGCGAGCGACATAAGCTTTCCGCGCCTGCAAATAGTTCAAGGAATGGGCAACTTGTCCGAGAATTTCAAGAAGGGTGAGATCGTATTGGACGGTGAGTCTTTGATTTCCGACGGACCGACTCCGATCGAGCTGACTGTTTGCCGGATCGGAAAACAGTTTGAGGAAAACGTAGATTGGGACGGTGGGGAGATTCCCCGAATCGTATCCAAGGCCGAGGCCATGGAGATCGGAGGATCTTTTGAATGGGGTTCAAACGGCCAGAAGCCTGACTGGATGCCTATTGCCGACGCGCTGATTTGCGTGAAGGGCGAAGACCCGGAAGTATTCCCTTTCGAATTTGAGGAGGCTAACTATGCATTCGCACTGTGGCGGATCAAAGGGACTGCGTACAAGCGAGCCGCCGTACCCATCTTCACGGCCGCCCGGATGTATTATCGTGACGGACTCCGCAACGGGAGCTTCTTGCTTAATACCGAGAAGGCTACCTTCGGAGGCAAATCCGTTCATGTTCCCAAGATCCGCAGAGGGTCGAGGAACACTCCCGAGTTCTCCGAATGGCTAAAGGATTTCTGCTAAGCAATTAGCAAGTGGTGTGTGAGAGAGGTGCCCGTTGTAAACGTAATTAGGCATAATTATTAGGGCGCCTCTCTTTACCACACTGACACATCAACCACATACACACCTTATGAAATTTGCAGCAATAGATTTTGAGACCTACTATTCGAAGGATTATTCGATAATGGGGTCGACAAATTTTCAGTACGTCAACCACCCGGAGTTCGATGCTTATTTAGTATCCGTCTACTGCGACGAGTTCGAATATGTCGGACACCCCAAGGACTTTGACTGGAAGAAACTGGACGGGTATACATTGATAGCTCACAACGCCGCCTTCGACCAACGGGTCTTCGAGCGATGCCAGGAGCTTGGGACTATTCCGTTAAAACTGAAGCCCTCGTGGGATTGCACGGCTGACATGTGCGTGTATTTCCAGTATCAGAGAAACCTGAAGGGGGCGGCCAAGGAAATTCTAGGCGTCGACATGTCCAAGGAGGTTCGTGAAAATCTCAAGGGCAAGACCTGGGATGATCTAATGGCACTCGACGAGGTCAAGCAGACCTTGGAGTACGCATTGGACGATGCGAAATACACATTTCAAATCTGGGAGAAGCTCCATGAGGGTTGGCCCGATGCGGAGAAAGAGTTGAGTCGCATGACCCGGCTTATGGCATGGGAGGGTTTGCCTGTATGCAGGAAAACACTCAGCAAGGGAATCAATCGATTGGAGAACGAGCTTTTTGAATCCAAGAAAGCTCTACCTTGGTATGGAGAGATAGATCCCGACACCAAAAAGGAGTACGTCGTGTACTCCAAGAAAGCCATGGCTATCGAGTGTCGCAAGGCCGGGGTGGAACCCCCCAAGAGCTTGGCTCAGGGGAGTGAGGAGTTAGCCCAATGGATATCCGAGCATGGGGACAAGCTTACATTTGTTTCCGCGATGCAGAATTATAACCGGATAAACATGCACCTTAAAAGAATCCGCGCTATGCAGGATCGGCTCACAGTCGACGACGACATGAGCTATTCGTTGAAGTATTTCGGAGCTGACGCTACCGGACGTTGGAGCGGGGATGCGGGATTCAATGTTCAGAACATGCCCCGGGAAGCCAAGTACGGGGTGGACATCCGCAAATGCATACGTGCCCGTGAGGGTAAGACTTTTATCGTGGCCGACCTTGCCAACATCGAACCCAGGATCACGGCCTTTGTGGCACGGGATCAGGATACGCTGACAATGATCAGAGAAGGTATGAGCGTATATGAAGCTCACGCTCGCCAGACGATGGGTTGGACAGGTGGAAAGCTTAAGGACGAGGATCCCGAGCTGTACATGCTGGCAAAAGTACGTGTCCTTCAGCTTGGTTACGGGTCTGGATGGTTCAAGTTTTCCGAGACTGTTAAGCAGTACGGTCAGCAACATATTTTGGATAACGATTTCAGCCGGAGTGATGAGCTGAGATTTCTAGATTTTGCCAAGGCTTACCAACCGGGCAAGGCTACTATGTACCCCACCCTCTCGACCGAGGACCGTCGGCTTTGGGTCAACGCCTTCATACAGGTGTCTGATTTCCGGGACAAGAATCCGAGCATCACCAATCTATGGAAGGTGCTTGACCGCGAGCTCAAGGAGGTTGCGGGTGAAGGTGGAAACTACCGCATAGAAATTGAGAGCGGGAGGAAGCTGAATTATTTCCGATGCCGTCATGAACCTGATGGGGTTACCGTAGCCACGCAAAAGGGAAGCATACGCCGTGTAAAAATGTACGGGGCTAACGTATTTCAGAACTGGATTCAGGGACTGGCAAGGGACTGTTTCGGGTGCATGCTGCTCAAAATTCAAGCGGCTGGGTTTAGAGTGGTTCTTCATGTCCACGACGAGGTGATAGTTGAAGTTGACGAGGAGGACGCTCTGCACGCAAAGGCGGACATACAGGAGCTAATGAGCCGGGGCCCTGAGTGGATGGAGGAAGTCCCGCTCGAGGCTGAGGCCATGATAACCCAAGAGTATACGAAATGATTGTAGGACTTTGCGGAAAGAAGGGGTGCGGTAAAAGCACCGTCGCGGATTTGATTGTCAAGAATTTCAAATTCTCAAAGGCGAGCTTTGCAACCCCGATCAAGGACATGCTCATGGCCATGGGGCTTACTGAGGAGGAGATCTGGGATTCGGAGCTTAAGGAGATTGAGATTGCGCGCTTCGGTAAGAGCCCGCGCGAGATGCTCCAGCTTTTGGGTACGGAATTTGGACGAGAGCTTATATCTCCCGATGTTTGGGTGCGAGCTTTGGAGCATCGAATAGAGGGCGTTGAGAAGGTCATCATTGACGATGTACGATTCCCAAACGAAGCCCGGATGATACGCAAAAATGGCGGGGTCGTAGTACAAGTTGTCCGGGCGGGGCAAGCAATGGGTATGGTCGACACCCATGTATCCGAGCAAGGCTTGGATGCCGAATTGATCGACCGGGAAATAAAAAACGTCAGCTGTTATGAGACCGATCTCGAGCTGGCTGTCAATCGTGTGATGGAGGAGATAATATATTATGGAGCTGTTCAGCATCCCGAATCTGAGTGCATCTCAGGTCAGTAGAACCAAACCTTGGGAGCTTAAGTTCAAACTCCCTAAATTTAGAAACAAGAGCGAGTACAAGCAGTGGGCCGCTCAACCCAACACCAAATACCTGGCCTATAGTACGGCTGAAGGCGTTGACCCCAATCGTCGGGTCAATACCGGCGGGGAGGATGGAAACCCCATGCGCTACCTTCACGGGGTGTGCGTTGATTGGGACGCGACCTTTAAGGATGAGGAGTTCGAGGACATCGTTCGCAGACTGTTGGATCTTGAGCATCCGGTTAACTACATATCTCGGAGCTACAACGGAGGCATCCACGCCGTGTGGTTTTTCGAATCTCCCATATACATGCACGGCTCGAAATCCAACGAGCGATTCCTTCGACGCTTGGCCAAGGAGCTTAAGCTTGAGGGCAGAGATGCCATAGCTCGCGGATTTGATCTCCCGATCTTTATCAAGCAACACTACCTTTTGCACGGTCACTCTTGGAGAGCGGTCAAACCTAGTGCCAAGATTGCATCGAGCGAGCTCCATTATTGGCAGTTCGAGACTTCAAAATCCGCCGACTTCCGGGGGCAAGGTCCGGAGATCCCTCTGGATGTGGTTTATGAGGAAGTGAAGAAGGTTTGGCCGGAGAACAAATGGCCGGGTGAGTTCGTGGAAGGAAGCCGTGGACCCACCTATTGGGATCCTGGCGGACAGCATCAAACCGCAAACGCCGCCATTGTCAGGGACACGGGCATGCAAGTATTCAACATGCCCAAAGGATTCTACACCTGGGCTGAGATTCTTAGCCCGGGGTTTGTAAGGCAGTACGAGGTCGGACGGATTGGCGACGCTATCGCGAACTACTGGACGGATGGCAAGAACTACTTTATCGAGGACGGGTCGGGTGACTTCTTCGTCAACTCCAAGGACGATGCTATTTTAGATCTGCAATGTCGGCATGACCTTTCAGCGAGACCCGGTCGACACGAGAATGTGAGTGAAGCCAGAAGGGCTTTGCACATGATCAACACGAGTAAACGGATCGCGGCCGGAATCCCTTTTTGTTTCACCAAAAGTAAAATCGTAACTCACGAGAACAGCAATTACTTTAACACGGCTCGTATCAAACCATTGACACCCGCGGACGAGGCCGGCGAGTGGGGTGAGCACTTCCCGACCATCGCAGAATGGATGGAGCATATGCTCGGAGAGGAGCAGTTGCCTTACGAGTTGGCTTGGTTGAACTACGCATACAAACATGCGTTAGCTGGCAAGCCTCGCCGTGGTCACGCTCATTTCTTAGTAGGCCCTCCCAACTGCGGTAAGACGCTTTACAACATGACCATATTCGGTGGGTTGTTTGGCGGCGGTATCAAGGCGTCCGAGTACCTGACAGGCAAAGATGACTGGACGGACTACCTATTTGAGTTCGGTGCCTGGCTTGTGGACGATGAGGCTCCTACGGCATCGAACGCCATGCATACGGCCTTTACGGCCCGCTTAAAGGAGCACATCGCTAACGACACCTTTTTGATCAAGGGCAAGTATGTGAAATCCGGTCGAGCTTATTGGAGGGGTCGGATCAGCTGCACCTTGAACGATGACCCCGTATCTATGAGACTTCTCCCCGATCTGGATATGTCGATCAAGGACAAGCTCATGGTATTTAAATGTAATGACGGGTATCCGTTTACGCAGAAGACAAAGAGCATAATCATGGAAGAGCTCCCGGCCTTCGCCGCTTGGCTGTTGGCTTACGAAATCCCGCCTGAGCATTTGGAAGTTCGTTTCGGTGTTAAATCTTACGTGAACGAAGATCTTGAGGAGAAGGCCAAGGCGGATAGCCGGTATTCTCACATGATCGAGCTGTTAGCAATGTTCAGAAAGACTTTGAAAGATGACTGCTGGGAGGGGACCTGTTCCGAGCTCATGGTTGTTTTGTCCGCGAACGAGAATAATCGCGTACTGCTAAAGGAGGTCAGCCCGAAGAAGTTGGGTTGGGGCCTGAGGCATATGGAATCCAAAGGGTTCGATTGGGTTTCCCGATCTGACAAGTTGCAGTATGGCTGGAAAATCTCCTAATAAATCGGCCGGCACCGCTTGGGAATATAATTTTTTCGCCCAAGCGCTAAACAAGGGGTTGGATGTTTTCATCCCGGCAGGGGACGATCTGCCTGTCGATTGCCACGTGGTCAACTCCGCCGGCACGATTTACCGAGTCCAATGCAAGGGCACCGGTGTCAATAACAAGACGAGAGACGAGTACCACGACCGGTACAAAATAGTTGCGGCTTCAGGCAGCAGCTCAAAAGTTCCGATAGACTGCACGAAAGTCGATGTGGTCGCCTGTTACATAGCTCCGACTAAAAATTGGTACTTCGTGCCGTGCCTCGAGCTCGAGGGCTCCGTGAGCATGTGGTTCTACCCGAACAACCCCGAATCAAAGTCGAGGTATGCAAAGTTCAAGGACAACTGGGAAGTATTCAAGTCCTGAAGTCTTTGTCGAAGAATCCGGACTTTCGCAATCTAACCCTGACGGTTTCTTCCGACACTCCCAGGCATCCAGATATTACTTTAGGATGCATTCCAGAAATGTATCGCGCGTAGATCATCCGCTCCCAATCCCGCATGCGTTTGTTCATACGCACTTGGTCGTGTCGAAATAAGTAACCCTTCTTCTTAGGTCTTTTCGTAGGGGGGTTTAACCCGAAAGCCGCCCGAACCTCCTCAGGAGTCAGTCCCAGACTCTCAAGTATCTCCTGCGTCTCCGTCATCTTTCGGGTACCCTAGCTCAAAACATTCCGAAACCGATTGCTTTGGTGGGAATTCCACAACCCCCTCGCTCCAGATCTCCGTTTTATCATCTTCAAATTCGAAATGCACTTTAACCCAGATGTCCGCGCACATTTCATTTTCCAAGGCGCACAACCTCACTTGAGGCACTAGCTCGTCTGCTACTTGCCGGCATTGAATTCCCACTGCATCAAGCATGGATTTCTCCTGCTTTTTTTGTTTTTCCAACCAATCTTTCATAATTATTTTTCCTTTACCACTAGTCACGAATCGGGTACTTTAACCCCATATTTTATGTATAACATTGCTTGGCAGCACTGTCAAGTGGTTAATGCTCAACACTTTGCCCGGATGGCGGAATTGGTAGACGCGCTGGATTCAAAATTTTTTCATTAGCCACTAGTTACAGTGCTTACCCGCATAAACACTGGACATTATGAAAAAAAACACTACACGTGGTGCTATGAAACCACACACCACTAGTCACGAATCGGGTACCCCCAAAGCTGTTTCAAGCAAAGGAACCCGTATATATAAACGCTACGCCCGAGGTACTTGGACTTACAAAACCGCTATGGGTGGAAAAGTCCGATATTTCCCTCTCGGATTCGAGAAGAAGGAGGCTCTAGATCTGGCTGAC